GTTGTCACCTTCCCGCTTACTCCCCTTACAGAGAGTCTTTCTGCCTGGTCACCAGGACAATCCCGCCCGAACTGCACTCTTTTATTATAGCATAGATTTAAGTTCACCAAACTTACCAAATTTATCATTATGATGCCTTTCCCGAACGTCAACCAGTACGCTGTATATGGCAATGAACTATTTAAAATAGTTGGAGGTAACAGCACTAAACTCCAACTAGAGAGACCTCCTTCTCAATTACGTGGTAAAACCATAGCTTCTGTATTTGTAAACGACGTAAACGCCAGAGCAGTTAAGCCTGCACCATCAGGACACGAAACCTGGACTGACGCTGATATAACTGCTGTATTTAAGACTAAAACTAAAAAAGCAGCTTAGCATATTAGCGTATTACAGATGCACCTGGTAGATTGCCACATACTACCAGGGATAATTCAACGCCTTCAAAACTTCCGTCCCAAATAGCGTAATCTGCTACTAATTCTTCAGCTTTAGGTTCATAGTAGTTACCACCAGGTAAAGAGTGTGGACAAATATAATTACCATTTTCATCTATATCAAAGAATCCAATTTCTCTACCGTATTCTTCAGTACAATGAGGACAGATAACATTAACATTTGAAAGTATACTTCCGGTAGAACATTTGTTGATTCTACCGGTTTTAATATCCATAATTTCTTGTGGTTTAGATGCGTGTATAGCAGCTAATAAATATACACATTTATAGCCTTTTTCTTGTATTATTTTAGAATTACTTTGCTCCCTGTCACTACCACTAATTACTTCTTGTTCTGGCTCGTCATAACTTATAAATCCATCAAAAATTATACCAATACTAGAACTAACGTTTTCCCAGTCGTGGTTTAGTATTAGGTTTTTACCAATAAGCTGTTTAGGCATCTGTTCTAAAACATTATCGTGCCACACTTTATAGCTTCGACTAACTAAATTATCACTAGCTCGAAACGGCACTACATACCACTCATCTGGCTCCCAAGAGTCATCACCAGTAACCTTTTTAATAGATTCCAAATCTTCTGGCAAAGGCGTTCCCGTATATAATATTTTGCGTTTCTTATAACCTTTCATGTTAGTTAATTCCATATAAGCAGGATTTAGCTGTTCGTTAATAATTGTAGCTGCAATATCTTCATTAATAATCATTATCTTAACCATCCGTTTTTAGTGACAAGTAAACTATCAAAATTAGACCTATTGGGCTTGTTAAACTCGTTAGAGTATTCTTTGTAACATCTACAACGCATTTTACAAGCAGTTGCAGTACCAATGCCAGGTAAACTACCTATTCGTTGCCAAGATAGCAATCCGTAGCCCACGCAGTCTGGACACGTTTTTTCATCTTGTGCGGTAACCCAACGCTCCCAATAATGCCCATTTTCTCTATGTGCTTCTGCTCTACCACGTTCATAAGTTTTATGAAAGGAATCTCCATATTTAGATGCCCTATCTCGTATTTGTTTAACTGATAATTTACCATCTTCTATCTCTTGTGCAAACCTACGTAGGTATATATATTCATCAACTAGTGTTTTACCTATTATACCTTTATCACGAGATTTAAACTGATATGTGCCGCCTTTACCAGCTAGATAGGCTTGTGTCTGTCCTTTTTTAACTGCTTCAGCCATAGCATCATACCAAGTAGCTGTAGTTATCTTGTTTTGTAGCAGTAAATCGGTAATAGTGCCAATATCTTTTTTAGTGTCTTTAATTCTTTGTTCTATTAAATCTTGGACATCTGCTCTAGACACAAATCTACCAGCAAAGGAGCCAGTAGCATATCTAAAACGCTGCGTTTTAGCATCAAAGGTAAATTGAGCAGCCATTAATCACCTCCGGTTTTTGTGCCGTTTATAGCGTTTAATGTTTGCGATTCGCGAATAGGCAAAGCACTTAATAAGCCTGCGTATTCCGGAAAAGTTTTATCCCAGTCTTCTACCGCTGCGTCTACATCAGATATCGATATCTGAGCCTGTCTTAATATCTGCATTGCATCTGGTAGCTTAGATAATGTTTCCGGTTTAAACTTTGCGTCCATTCGTTTTACTCCTTACCTTACTTTTTGGCTTAGTCTTGGTTTTGCTTATGCGTTTATTAAGTTTATCTAATTCCTCTACATCATCCATTTCCTCTATATCGTCTTCATCCTCTTGATCATCTGTATCGTCTTCTAAGGAACTAGGCTCATCCGTAACCCTTAACTCTTGAGCATAGTCAGTCAAAGGCGTTAAAATCCACTCTGGCCAACAAATATCAAACCTACGATTGGCATAATAAAAATCATAGCCATAACGTAAAACCAGCTTCATATTTATTGCCCAACGCACTTGCTCACCTAGTAAAGAGCGTACTTCCGAAATTAAGCGAGAATAAGTTAAAGCAGGTTGTCCATTTAAATCTTTAGCACCTCCATTGGCATCTAACATACCGGGAAACAACCAAGCGGGTATACGTGGCGGTATGCACATATACCTTAATTGTAGCCAATAATCCATTAATGGTTTAAGCGTATCCCCAGCCGCTATAGTAGCTTTTTTAACTTCTGCACCATTCATTAGATACAAGTTGGTGATAATTCCACTAGATGCCATAGCTTCATGACGTTGCATATATTCTATGCGGTCTTTTTCTGTCTTATCTTCTGGTAAAATATGAAGCCACGGCACAATAGCAACATCTCTAGCAGCAGTCTCTAGTGCCACAGAACATTCTTTGAACTTACGCCATGCCTCTAGCGAAGGAAAGCCTATTGGGTTACCATATAAACCGCGAGATTTGTACTTAAAATGTAATATTTTAAGTGGGTTAAAATGGACATCATCTTCCGATGGAGATAATCTAGTGCGTTGTATATAACTTAATGTCCGACTTTGAGCATCTTTTTCCGCAAATACACTAAACACTGGTAAATATTGTGCAGATGTAATATCCCACTCGTCTTTACCTAATCCAGTTTTTTCTAACCCTAACTCAATGAAACTATCACCAAATGCAAGGCACTCTATAGCTGCCCGCATAAGAGCATCTCCACCTAGTATTAAATCTTTACCATAACGTGTATTAGAAAGCTCTTCTGCAACTTCTAGAACCTCTGGTGCAACTTTTGTGCCATTGGATAATTCGTCTTCTATGAACCAACTTGCAATCTGTCCTTGTAACTGTTGAAAACAATCAGAAGCTACTGTATCTATAGCGTGCCTATACTCATAGCTCCAATGATATGCTTCTAGAAGTTCATAAGACAAGTTTAAATCTCCATAGGTAGGACGTATTGGCACTTCTGGCAAATCATAATTAGCGCGTAAGGTAGAGCCAGGGTAAAAGATAGACTGCCTATAACCTTCGAGTTCGCTGTTTGTAGACGACTTGCGAAAAAACCGCCAAATCTGTTGAAATAATTTACTGTAGTTGGGCATATTTTTATTAGCTAATAATAGCCATTATTAGTATATACTTTTTGTTGTTTAAATGTTATCATATTATTAAGTAATAGCCATATTGTAAGAGTTTTGGCAAGATTATAAATAAAAAGTAGTTGCAATAAAGGAGCAGGTTTTTAAAATGGAAATAATTTTCCCAACAGATAAATCAGGAAAACGCAACAAAGCAGGAAGACCATCTAACTACGCCAAGGCAATTAAAGAAGGTAAGGAAAATCCAGAACAGTACATCAGTGAATACATGAAGTATACACACGGATTAGGATATAAAAGACCGGGCTATTGCGCTTTTTGTGGTACACAATTAACCGTCTTATCTACTCTTAAAATAGGATTTAAAAAGGCTTGCAGACGCTGCTACAACATGTCTCCTATAGGATTAGCAGAAAAAAGGCAAAAGCGGTTAGAAGCTGAAAAAAGTAAAGAGCAAGAGTCTACCTAAAACGGTTAGAAGTTCTAGGTACAACTGTACCTAGATTACCTTCCAGTTTAGTACCACGACGTTTAAGCGCAATAGTCAATACCGCAAAAGCAACACTAAGAGACATAACACAGTCATCATGTCCAGATACAGCGCACCTAGACTGTAGTGAAAAATTTCTAAACTCAGTAATACCGTCCCAGTCAAACGGAAATACAAACTCACCTTGCTCCATCATTAAAGCAAGCCTATCTGTGTTTTCTACTTTTGATACACGTGTAGTCTGTACAGTTTCAATGGCTAAATTAGGACGCTGATTAGCTATATCAGCTGCAATTACAGAACCACCAGAGTTATTTTCAATAGCCATTAATACGGGATTATAAACATCTGATAATGCTAAAGTCTTCTCTATACAATATGGTGCTTGTCTGTTTTTCTCTCGGTATTCCGCTACTAATTTGTACGGTAGTTCTGTGATATCAATTATTACATATTGCCAATAGTCTGTACCACCAAAGTTAGGGTCTAGACCTGCAAGATAATACCGGTTTACTTCCGGTAATGCCCATGCACCAACCGCGCAATTAGAAATAGTTTCTGGAGAGAACAAAGAACCACCTGCACTAGGAATGCCAAGATTATATTCCCGTTGTAGTTTACTGTCTGTTAATTTGCGCTTTTCTTTAGTTTTTTGCAAGAAATCAGGTATTTGGGAATATACCGGATGTGCTTTCCAGTGCAGTATTAATTTAGCCCAGCCATTTACGTCTTCCCACCAATAACATGGCTCTTCCTTGCCTTCCTTGACGCGTATAACAACTTCCTCAGCATCAAACGGGTTGTCACTGTCAAACATCTGCCAGAAAGTAGATAACTTACCTAGTTCAGACATTGTAGTAGCAATTATAGTCCGAGCATCTTCACCAACAGTTTCTTGAGAAGGTGTAGAAGCAGAATAGATTTCTTCAAAGTTTTGGGGGAACGCAGCCTCATCAAAAAAGATATCTGCAATGGATTCCAACGACCGTGTGGCGTTATTTGTAGCTGGTCTAAACCATAATTTACCAGCATGTTCAAAGTGAATCTCAGTCTTGGACTTAGTTACAAAAGATAAGTTTTTGACATTAGACGGCATACCCTGCATACGTACCGCAACGTTACTACTTTCTTTTTGTCCCAATGATAGTACCGCTGAAGCATAAGCAGGGTTAAGCAGTGCTTTATGTAGCATCTTGGCGGATATACACTCAGTTGCACCAAGTTGCCTAGTTTTAAAAATCATGATACCGCGATACCGGTCTATTAAATCTGAAATAACTTTTTGGTATTCGTAGGGCAGAAATGGTACAAATTTATTACCAGACCTAATCCTACAACATTCTGTTAAAAAATCTGCATAATTTTCCGGAACTTGATAATAGTTTTTAACTACAGTAGTGGCTTTAGAACTGGCATTAACAAGCTGACTTGCGTCTTTAATCTTCTTTTTATTCTTTGGATTTAAACCTGGTGCTATTAACATTTACTTCTTTTTAGGCTTACGTGGTTCTGTCCATTCATGTCCACATTCAGGACATTTACGCTTAAATCCTTCTTGTTGCTCTAAAGGAATATCTGAGATTTGTTCTGGTTCTTGTTCTAATTGTTCCGTATTGCTAAAAGCATCAGAAATACTAAAATCTAGTGCAGAAAACCCAGTCAAACTAATATCAAAATCATAAGACTCTAATAAACCAAATTCAACTTGCAATAGTTCCGGGTCGAATCCAGAGTTAGCATTAATTTTGTTATGCGCTAATCGGTAGGCTTTCTTTTGTAGTTCAGTTAACTTAGTAATTTTAATAACTGGAACTGTATTTAATTTAAGCTGTTTAGCTGCCAACAAACGTCCATGACCTTCCAATACAACCATATCCTCATCTACTGCTATAGGGTCATTAAACCCAAATTCTTGAATGCTATTAATTATTTGTTTTATCTGGGATTCTGGATGTAACTTGGCATTTTGTTTGTATGGAATAATATCAGATACGGGACAGTCAAAAACTTTACTTATTAGCATATTTTAACACACAAAT